TCAGAAGCTACCGGACTCTGTGCCGTCTAGCTCGATCCGGTATTGTCCACGCTCTAACACCCCAAGTGTCGGGATTCCGACGCCGAGCTGCTGGGCCATGGAAGAAAAACCTTCACGCAAGTATGGGTAAACCTGCATGAACACCACATCTGACAGAAATATTTCCTTGTCTTCCTTGGACAAGTTCAATTCTTCCGGGTTCGAATAAATGACGTGCACCTTCACAGAGATTTCCAGCGAGCCACCCTCTTCGGCAGTAGAGAGCCCGAATCCAAGCTCGATGTACTGACCCCACTCAAACAACTTGAAGTCGACATCTAGGTTGGAAGGACGCTCATCGTCTTCCCTTATCCTGTGGAGCTTACCTACCCGCTCTATGTTGCGAATAACCTTCAGGTCAACCTTTTCAATGAAGGTCTGAACCGGCACGACGTTGGATTCAGGCCGCAAGAGAGAAGTCCGTCCTCTTCTCGGATGTTGCAGTAGAGGCTAACTTCAGTTGAACCCGACGCTCACCAGTTTTTTCCATGTCAGGGATGGCAAAAGACCCTTGTCTTTTCCACCCCCTGGAATACTGACCATCCGCATCATCGTGGACAGCGTGTTCAATCAAGGCTTCTACAGCGTTGGCATAGCGTTGAATTGTAGAAAGTTTCGGATCATGATCGTAACCTTCGAAGGCAGCGACAGTCGGCTGAGTAACCCCCATAGCGTCGGCCACCTGTTGTTGCGTCAGACCTTTATCCTTGCGAATTTGGACCAGTTGTTCCAGCATGTCCGCATCTTCGTTATACAGAACCTCTGCGCGCCTGACAGCGGGATCGCTGGGATCGATACCCAGGGCCTGATCTAACTTGTTCATAGAGTGCACTCTATATCCTTCTCAGTTGCTCGTCCATCCGCGACGGGCGAACAGCTCCTCGCAGCGTTCGCCAGCACAATCCATGCGGTCATCCTGCACCTCAGCTATGGTCTTAGAGTCACAACTGATGTCCTTGATATGCGCCAAGAACGCCACAACTACTTCTAGGCGCTCATTCGGCTCTCCGTAGTAGATCCGAAGGGGTGTATTGGATTCCCAGGTCTGCCATAACTCCCACAACGCCGGTTGCCGCCGAACTGGCTTCGCACCTTGCTTGTTTGCCTTACGAATCGGTTTGCCGTCTTCGATGTCTTGAATCAGCCGCTTGTACTTCGCACGCCTCTGGTTTAGGACTAGGGGCTCCACCGGCCGTTTCACCCAGGTTCCATCGCGATTCACAAACATACTGTGCTTCATGCATTCAGCTAGTTCTTCATTGAAGATTTCGGCACCTTCAGCATCTTGATATGCCACGAAAGTTCGTCTCGAGGACTCATTGGTCAAACGGCTGTGGCGGGTCGATGGCATAGGACGATCATAATTGAGTGAATGCAAAAAGAGGCCCCACCCACCAATAAAGGTGGGTGGGGCCTTCTTCTGTTTAGACGGGGGTGGTCCGTGTCCCAACGACTACGGTCGGGACGTTGGTATCTTCCGAGGACGTCACGGGGCTTCCGAGACCGTCCGAACCGTAGACGAGTTCCGGCTCGCCGTTAGCTACGTGGGAGCCGGTATAGGTTTCCGCCTCCTCCGTTCCTGGTTCAGCGCTCGGGGCGGTGTCGGCCAACGGCGTGGACGTTCCGGTAGGCACTTGGGCGCTGGCTTTCGGTGTGTTGGTGAACGCCGTGAAGCCGAACGCCGTACCCAGGAAGGCGTAGACCGCCAAGGTCACGATCAGCCATACGGGCGGCTCATAGCCGGCGGAGGAATAGCCGACCTGGATAGCGCCGATTGCTACACCCAGGAAACCGTAGACGAGGTAGATGGTCTTGCGGACGTTGGCGGGGATCGCCTCCACAAAATTGTTCTCCATAGTGCTCTCCTTAGAAGTCGTAGGTGTTCTTGGTGATCTTGTCCCACCAGTCCTTGCGGGCCTTACCTACCTCAGCTTCGGGGTAGCCGGTGACCCATTCGTCCTTGCCCTTGGCGTTGCGGACCCATCGTCCATATACCTTGCGAAGTAGCGGCCCGAAGTCGCCATCACCCAGCACGCCGGGAATGCCGACCTTGAACTGGTCGAACAGCACGCGAACCATCTTCTTCGTGTTCCACGTGTTCCGGTCGATCGCTTTGAGCAACTGGACTACGCCGCGCTCTTGAGTACCGGGCTCACCGGTATAGGAGAACGTACCGAAGATGCCTCCACGGGTGATCTCGGTGTCCTTCCTGATGATGCGAAGCTCTCGAATGATGTCGTCGTATTCCTTGGACGTGAGACTCAGCTCCTCTCTGAGTGCCGCCCTGGCGGCGTTGTTGTTTTCTTTGTGGGCGTTGACCTGTTCGATGACCCAGTCGATCTTGTGCATGTAGTCACCGGGGCAGGCCGTGGGGCTCCAGTGCTGGTGGGGGTATACCTTCAAGGAGCCATAAGCGGATTCGAGCCACCCGATTACCTCGACAAGGGTTTCGAGGTCCTTGTCGGTCATCCTCGGGTTGCATTCGATACCGATAGTGGTGCGGTTGCCTTGGGCACTCCCGGCGTGCCATGCAACGTTCTCCGGGGACACCAGGCACGCAACCCGGCCGGCTTCCAGGACGAAGTGCGCGCTCTTACCCGTACCGGGTTTGCAGAGCTCGTTCGCCGTCGCCTCGAACGAAGGGTTATTGGCGGGATCACCCCACCAGTGCACCGTCACCCCCTCGATGACACGTGGGCCACCGAACACCACGGGCACCTGTGCTGCCGGCGTGAAATTCGGGCTGTTGTACGTTGTTTCGTCGAGCGTGTAGCTCATTCGTGTTCTCCTGGAAGGAATAAAAAATGCACCCCTCGGGGTGCATGGATTATTTGTCGTTGAGGATCTCGTCGAGTCCCGGTGGTCGTTGATGCCGTTCCCCTGTCAGAGCGTCCAATCGAACTTCCAGGTCGAGAGCATAGGAGACGACGCGGCGCAGTTTGACCCATAGTGTCTCGACTTTGGCTCGTTGCTCTTGGATGATGGCCCACTGTTTGAGGTTCGATTCTTCAAGGTTTGTGACCCTGTCAGCGAGCACAGAGAATGCGTCCCCCATCTTCTTCGCGGCGTCGACTTTCTCGGGGGTCTTCTTGGTCCATAACGTCATCAGTGAGAGTGCCAGGCCGCTAAGAAACGACGCAATCGAGGCGATCAATTCATCCAATTGGTTCTCCTCGCCTAGCTGATGGGCGTCCCTGGTAGTTCTTCTGGCCACGGGTCGTCTGTTGGCCATTGTGTGGACGCCGCCATCCGGCCAGTGGTGGTTCCGACGTTGACGAGGATCTTGTTCCCGTCGTTGACCTGGCTGTAGTAGAGATTCGCGATCGTTGGGTCTTGAAGGACCGGGATTACTCTTGCCCGGGAGGAACCGTTCGCGTCGATTAACCGTGCAGAATGAGAAACCCAGTTCCAGCCGGGGATACCATTTCGCTGCGCACGGAAACCGGGAAGCACATCCCATATGGTGAACACGCTGACGTTATCGATCGGACTGATCTGCGCCATAAAATGCACAATTGTTCCGATTCTGCGGACCATGGTTCCATTCCAGAAGGAAGACTTATCCCGGTCGAGTTCCGGTGGTACAGGTAATTTTCGCCATCCGGTGTCGCCATGGGTGACGCCCCATCGTGCCGGGGTTTTCATCCACTGCCAGGCCCCTGTCCCCGCCCCATCTGTCGAATAGAACGAGGCACCGACCGGTGCTGTAACAACGGTCTGCCTGTTTTGCTGAAGCGTTGATGCAATATCGGGGCGGCCAGGCCCAACAATCTGGAACATGGTCGGGTTACCCGGGTCCCCACTCGGGCCAGCTGGTCCCCTATATCCTTGTGGGCCTCTTTTGCCTTCAGGTCCCCGCTCTCCCCTTGGCCCTCGTTCGCCCACTGGGCCAGTCTTACCGGCCGGTCCTCGTTGGCCAGGCGGCCCTGGAGGAGGCTCGGGCAAAGGGTACGTTTCGGTGGTGCCGTCGGACATGTTCAAGGCCACCATGCCTTCAACGAGGGACACACTGACGATTCCTCGACCGTCCTTCCCACGTGTCACCCATTGCCCGGTCACTGGGTCAGGCGCCGGCATCACCTGCGCGAGGTCCACGGTCTGCCCATGGGCTAGTTGGAAATCGAACCCAGGGAAGTCCACGTACCCGGTGGGCGATTCCAGGTGAAACTCGACGTTCCACGTCCATGCGTCAGGTTCTACTTCTTTCCCCGGTGCTAGAAGGCGGACACCCAAATTGCCGTCATATGTGAGACGCCCGTCGTGATCGAGGCAAGCCTTCACCGACGACGGCAAGTAGACCGCTTCACTGTCTCTCATCGAGACCGCTCGGGCAGTGAAAAGGACCGTCCCCGACAGTGGTACACGGTCCTGGTTCTCATCGTTGCTGGTAGCGACGGGTGCGAGGAATCGTCCCGTCACCAGCCCAAATTCGCTCATCTCTTCCTTTCGTCATCTTTCAGCTCATGGCGTCGTCGTTCGTCTAGACGTGATCACCCTAGGCGTGAAGGACGTCGTACCGGTCGATGGGTTCTGTTCGACATGGGTGACTAAACAATCGAACGTGTATCCCCACCTGCGGGACGCGTCGATCGTGACGACCTGCCCAACGTCGATACGTGGGTCGAAAACCGTTGTCACGTCTTTGAACACTGGGTGTGGGGTAGAGAAGTATCGTGCCAGCACGTCGCGCATGTACTCACCGCCCCCGTGCCCCCGGTAGATGCCCATGTCATGGAGCAGCTCGGGGCCGGGCGGCCCGCCAGTCGATTTAGTCAGCGTCCGGGCCCGGATTTTCGTAACCATGCCTCCAGCCCTTAGAACCGGCATCGCGTCCCCCGCTGTCGCGTCCAAACCGAGTGACGACGCGATCCAAGGAGACATCATCGGTTTCGATTCCTTCACCCACAGGCCCTTGTACCCATAATCGATGAGGTACGTGCGCGGACTTAACCGGGTCACATTGCAGAACAACCTGCTACCGGGAATATGCCGATCCTGGGCCCCGGTTTCGCCTCGAGCCTTCTCAGATAGGCGAGCCACCGAAAAGGCCGATCCCCACCCAAACCAGAGGCGCTGCGTCCGTTCAGTCCAACGACTCTCCCCTTTCAGAGTGTTCCAGCGGTCGAATCGCGAGTTCAGGTTCGTCGGGACGGTATCAACCTCGAAGAAGTCCTTGTCTTCCGGGACGGTAAAGAATTCCGTCATCTTCCACCGGGCGTCGAAAGTATCCGAGGTAGTTCCTTGCCAGGCGGTGATCACTGGGTCACCTGAACCGGTCATCGTCACCTCATGAGTCAGGCCTTTCACCTTCACTACGGAAGCCGCATGCGTGTAGGAGGCTTCCCATTCCAGCGGGGCGTAGTCGCCTTCGTTGAGCGTCAAGATTGGTCGTCGGGCGCGAAGCTGCTCGCCCGAAACGAAATTCAGGGTCCCTTCACCGTCGATCCACGAGGAAATGCAAAATGGTGTGGACACCGAGTCGATGGCTGCTTTCCCCGATTGGTCTTCCGCACCGGGAATGTACCCGGCCTTGAAGTTCGGAACCTCGTAGTTGACCCGGCCCGCCCGCCTCGTGCCCGTGAACCGTTTCCAGGTGTCCACGGTGGACCCCGCGGGCATTCGCCCCATAACCAGGTCGAAAACGATCCCGGTACCCGACTTGTAAAGGAAGATCGGCGCAGTCCTAGGTCCGGTGGATTTGCTGCCGTCGACCGGTATCAGCGTTGAATCTGGGTCCGTTCGCGTCAGCCCGGTGTCATAGTAGACGTCGTCCACCCTCGCCCACATCTTGTCGCCAACTCTGGCGGGATAAAACAAGCCAATGACGTGTGTTCCCGACAGTGTGGTCACCCTGACGGGATGCTGAATCGAGGTGTACACGTAAAAAACGCCGCCAGTCACACCCATCTGTACCGTGGTTGAACTATTAAACCGGCAGCCGGCATACAGGTATGAGGATCCATCAAAGTTATGAACTTCCGCTTCGATCCACATGCCCGTGGCTGCGACCGTCGAGTCGGTCGTGTCCCAACAGCCCACGCCGGTCAGGAGTCCGATGCGACTCGGGCCGGTGGCAGACGCTTTGATCTGCCCGAAGATTGGCTCACCGGAACCATTCTCGGTTGCGCCGGCCACGATCAAAGCTCCTTCGCTGGACAGGAAGTCGGTCCACAAGGAACCGACAAGGTGAGCGCGAAGGAAGAACCGTCCCCCGTATCCGGGGTAGCCCACCCCAAACTCGCATTGCTTCACGACTTCACCGAGAACGAAAGACATCGCCGTTCCCGGGTACCGCTCCGGCCATACCGTGTTCTGCCGTCGCGGAAGATTAGAAACCAGCGGATACCGGGACACAGACCGATTAAGCTGGTCCGAGTCGTCGATGATCCTAGACACCAGTGGTTGCCCCATTCCCCCAGTTGTCACATCGATAACCCCAGTGAAAACCCTCCGCTGGACCGTGACACCCTCAGCAGTAACTACGACTTGAACCGTGACAGGATCTCCCGGGCGTGGGTACTTTGGGTCCAGCGGCGAGATACCGTCGTAAATCAATTCACTCGGTTTCCACCGGATCTCGCCGGTCCGTTGTTCCACAGCGTCACCAGAAGTAAATCTTCCAGGCAGATCATTCGTAATGGACGCGGCCCACGTGACATCCTGAACCCCCATGTCCACACCACGAACGGTCACCAACGTATAGATACTTGTCACGGACTTGTTTGTCATCGGACCTCGTAACTATTTCGCAATTCAGTGATCGTGAAAGATCGTTTCGAATAGGACTGGTGGGTAAACCCCCTGGAACGTGCTGACTGCATAGTGTCCCCAGCAGGCGTGACTAGAACGGACCCCACGCGTGTTCCCGTACCGTACTCGTACAAATGCTCCCCAAGGGTTATCGCCGGGGCCGTGAATCTACCTCTCATAAACACCTTCACGAAACGAGCCTCCGACACAGCGGGATAAACCGTGTGCTCACGACGCCACGACTTAGTCGCATGATGATCCAACACATAATTGACCACGTTCGACCCGCCCCTCCAGTACTCCACACGAGACAGAACAGGCCCATCCGCGTAGAAGGACAAACAAAGACGACGCTCCCCACTGGCCGGTAACGGTAGCTGATCCGCGATCCTCACGACCTCGTCAGATTCCACGTACCCAAACACCGGACCGTCCTCGGTCACCACAGGATTTTTCATGAACCCCGGCACCAGAGACAGACCTGACTCTTCCCGAGTGAGCATGTTCGTTCGCTCCCCTGCTGTCGGGATGAAACACACCTTGCCACGGTCGTACCAAGACTTATGGTCCGTGAAAGAAGACAAGAACATCGCATCCCGCGGCGTCATCAGTGAATACCCGACAGTCCAAGTGCGATTGCCCACCAGGCCACCGAAAATGGTCGCTGATTGCGAACCGTCGGCAGCCTGATGGAAGGTCACATGATCCTGGTAGCTGGTTTCAAGAGACACCGGACATTTCAGCCGGTAAAGGCCATCTATTGTCGTACCGAGATGCATTACCCCTACCTCCGACTCCCGTACTGCCTTTCAGCCATCTGCATCTGCCCGTAGAATTCACGACCGCCAATCTGCACCATTGGTCTCCACGAAGCGAGCGCCGCAGAAACCGCTCCCGCGATCTCATCGGTGGCCCTACCCCGGGGAATGAAGCCGCTCGCAGGAGGCCCGTACCCGGGCGAAGGCGAACCGCCGTAGACGAATCCGCGGTGCCCCTTGAGATCTCTAGGGTTCCCAGGGATAACGCCGCCGGAGTTCATCCATTCAACCCAGCGCCGGTTCTTCGCGGTGGCGTCGCTATTGAGGATGAATTCCGTGGACTGCACACCGATCATTTCGCCGGTATCAATCACCATCGCCCTGAGGTTGTCCTTCAACCGGTTTACGGGTCTGGCACCCGGGATGAGCCCGCCGCCAGTAGCGAATCCCCTCATGGGTACACCTGCCGTCCCCCTAGCGATGGAACCGACCTGTCCGCCGGTTGCACCACCGTGCAAGGACGGATCAGCAAGGGACATGCCCTGGTTGTGATACCTGGTCATAACATCGATGAAAACTTGCCTACCGCGTACGGAATTAATGGCATTTTGTACCGAGGCGACACCGTTCTCTGTAACAAAGATCGTGGCGTCACCATCCGTGATGCCATTAATCGCTCCCTGCACCGTATAAACAGTGCCTTGGTCCGTGACCTCTACCTTCGTAGTTTTCCCACGAATGTCATTAATCTGCCCTTGCGTCAGGCGCGATGTACCACGATCGGTAACCAATACTTCAGGCGTCGCACCGTGGATACTGTCCACTTTCGCCTGGACTGCACCAACAGTGCCCCGATCGGTGGCCGTGATATCTACAGACTTTTGACCTGGGATGCTGTCAACGGAGCCTTTGGTTTCCTTCGCCTTACCATTGGCAAAATCAGACATCCACGTCTCTATGGACTTGTTATCAGGAATGCCCATCACGTACCGGGCCAGCTGGTCCGCCGCCTGCCCGGTGATCCCAAACTGTCCGGCGGACTGAATCAACCCGTTAAAGGTTTGATGCAACGATTTGACGATGTCCTGCTGAGTAGCGTCAGCGTTAGCTAATGCCTTCGCGTAATCGAGTCCAGCTTTCGAGGCATCCAAGAAAGCCCCTTGGGCTTTTCTTCCTGCCTCGGTGGTTAAATCGAAACCAGTGCCAGAATCGTTGAGGGCCTGGCCCATGCCACCGAGTTTTTCGTTGATGTCCTTTACCGCTTCAGAAACGTCGGCCATGGACTCTTGGAACTTGGATTCCGCTTCCGCGACGCTGATATGCGCTAAACCGAGTGCTTCCAGCCCCTTGACGACATCACTCATGGATTGGGCGGTGTCTTGTGACGCCTGCCCCATGCCGGCGATACCGTCCTTTGCTTTATCAGCACCATCAGCGGCCGCAGCGAGAGTATCGGGCATCTTGCTCATCATCGCGTCCAGCTTCTCCGAATCAGTCAGAGTCACGTGCTGAGTTGTCGCGTAGTCCTCAATTGCTGCTTTCAGTTTCGGGAATCGTGCAACAGCCTCATCGACATTTCCGCCCTTACTTTTCACCTCATCCATAAACTGACCGAACGCCTGTGTCGCCTCGGTGATGCTGCCTTTACCGACCATATTGGCTAACGCATCGTCAAGGTTCCCAATGTCTTTTTCCATGGCCACCATGCCTCGGGACATGTGCGGCCCTGCGGCACCAAGCTGAACGAGCGCGTCGGAGACCCCGTTGATATTTCTAACGTGACCGTCCCACCAAGGCCCGTTCGCCCACTCGGAATTCTTGAATGCCGCATCAATCTGCGAAATACCTGCCGAGCTGTCGGCGAGAGCGTTTTCCATCGAGTTAGCCCCGACGGTGGCATCGGCCATGGCCTCGCCTAATGCGCTAATTCCCGCTGCGATCGTACCCGCGATAGCCAGCGCGCCAAGTCCTTTGCCAACTCCGTTGAAAGCCCGGCCCATGCGGGTACTTGACCCTTCTGCGTTGGTCATCGCCACACCAAGGTTTTCCAGGTTGCCCTTGAACTCAGATAGGAAGGAGGTTAGCTTCATGCCACCACCAACAGCGACTAGTGCGGCCCCGCCGATGCCTGCGATAGCCGCGCTTGCCGACAGCACTGGTCCGGGAATCTGTCCGATCTTGTCCACCACACGGCCGACGAATTGCACGATGAAGCGTAGGGCGTCGTTCGCGCCGGACCCGGAGCGTAGGAACACGGTTTCCATGGACCCACCGAGCTTTTCGAGATCGCCACGGAGGTTGTCCTGCTTCGCCGCGGCGGTTTCGGCTGCGTAACCAGTGTCGTTGACCTTGTCGATCCACCCTTGGATTCCGGTTTGGCCCTGGGTGTAGAGAACGTTGGCGCTACGCACGGCGTCGGACCCGAAGATCGTGGCCATAGCGGCGCTACGTTGCGCGTCGGTGAGGCCTCCCATTTTGTCGTGGAGCTGACCGGCTAGGTTCGCTAAGCCGACGAACTTGCCTTGCTGGTCATACATTGTGATGCCGAGCCCGTCGAGCATCGCCTTGGATTCCTTCGACGGCGCTTGGAGACGTTGGAGCATCGTCTTGAATGACGTGCCCGCGTCCGAGCCGGTGAGCCCGGCGGATGCGAAGGCGGCGAGCCCGCCGGTGGTTTCCTCAATCGACAGCCCCGACTGGGACGCGATCAAACCGGTTTGCTTCAGTGCCGCACCCATGTCGTGGACGGATCCTTGCGCCTTGCCCGCGCCAGCGGAGAGTAGGTCCGCCACATGGCTCAGGTTGGTACCTTTGAGCCCGAACTGTGTCATTGCTGAGGCGGCTGTTTCTGCGGCTTCTCCGACGTCGAGCTGACCGGCGGCGGCCAACGACAAGGCGCCGGTCAGTCCACCGCTGAGAATTTCTTTAGTGGAGACGCCGGCCTTGGCGAGTTCGTCGATGCCCTGGGCCGCTTCGGTGGCCGAGTAGGCGGTGTCTGCACCAGCCCTGATAGCGGCTTCGCGGAGGAGGTTTAGGTTACCGGTGGTCTCGTGGGTGTCAGCTTTGACGTTGGACATGGCCGTGTCAAAGTCGGCATATGCTTTGACCATTCCGCCGATTCCGGCGGTGATCACACCACCGGACACAACCGCGGTAGTGGATACTTGCTGCCACGCGTGGGCGTGTTCGCGCTGTTTGGCGATTAGTGAATCAGTGAATCCGCCGACGCCGCCCCATGCAGAGCGCACACCGTTCGCGGAGGTTGCCGCTTCCTCGCCCGAAGCTGACCAGGCCGACGAGACCAGTTTCGCCCCGGACACACCGGGTACTTCCACGCCGTTCCAGGAGCCGCGAACCTTCGCTGCCATGCCGGTCGCGTCGATACCAGCAGATGACCATGCTTTATCGACGCGACCGGCCGCGCTCACCGCACCCGAGTCAATGCCCGACCACGCTTTTTGAGTCTTGCTCGCCGACGAGGCGGCACCATCACCAGCGGTAGACCACGAAGACTTGATGTTCGACGCCGCAGACTTCGACGCATTGGACGCCTCAGACATGGCCGTTTTGAAAGCGCCAATCTCGGCTGTGAGCCGGATCGTGACGTTCTGGTCGGCCATTTGAGTGCCCCCCTAGGGTCTATTCGCTATTCGGTTGCATCCACGGCGGCAGGCCGTAACTGGTTGTCTCTTCGTCGTCGTCCGGTTCTCCGGGTACGGCGTAGACGATTTCCCCGGGGCTGGGCCGGTATCCGGGTTCGTTCTGGTGGGATTCGACGGCTTCACGGACCAGGCAGGTGTCAGTGCGGATGGTGAAGCGCCCTGCCATGCCAGGGTCTCGGCACACCGCTAGGGGGTTACCGCATTCCGGGCATTTGGTGTCTTCGGCCAGTTGGTAACCAATGGCGGCGATCTTGTCTCTGTCGGACCAGTCACCGTCAGCGCCGAGGAAGAATGACGGTGGCTGCCCCCACGTCAACGCTGTTTTGATCGCCAGTCGTGCCGCCCCGTTCTCCCCTGTCGCTAGTGCGTCAGCGACGAAATCGAGGCGAAATATCCGCCTGCACGGCGTTGGCGTAGCCCTGGACGAGGGACACGAACTGGGCGCCGATGGTCTGGTGCACCGCCCGCCACTGGTCCACGGTGAGCTTCCGCCCCTGCAACGTCGCCGCACGGGACAAGACCTCGTACCAGTACGTCTCGTCGTCCGCGTAGTTGTAGTTGGTGGGCTTATCCCCGAGTGCTTCACGGCATTCGCGCAGTTCCGGATCAATGAGCGCGTAAACCTCCACCTCGGCCTTGGCCGATTCCATGCGGTTCAACAGGTCTTGCTTCTTCTGCTCGAGTTCGGCGGTGCTGGTCTCCCCCATAGGCTCCATCCCGTCGGGCGCTTTCGCGGCGGCGTCCATCTGCTTTTCGATGCGGTCTACTTCAGCGGAGAGGTTCGCGTCGCGGTAAATGGTGACGGTTTGGCGGAGACGGTGCTCGGTGCCGCCTGCTAACCAGTCGGCCAGGTTGAATCCGTCAACGTCGAGGTTGTTCTGTTCTGTGGCGTTCGTGTTCATGGTGAGGTGTCCCTTTCGGCTCTATCGGCTCGTTGCGTCGGGTCAAAAGTGTTGAGGGGTGTGGCCCGCTACTGGTCGAGCCGACTCAGGCCGGTAGCGGGCACAAAAAGGACCACCGGGCCCAGTAGGCCAAGTGGTCGGTCTGGTGGTGGTTTAGGGTTATGCGGCGTTTGCCACGACGGCGTCAAGGTACCCGCTCTGCACACCCATCGGGATCGTGCGGCGAATGTAGCCTCCAGTTTCCGAAGGGGCTTGCGGGTTGTCGGTGAGGATCGAGAACACCTCGACTTCGTCGCCGGCTTCCCAGGCGTCGTCGTATCGTTTCCCGGTTTCCCTTTTGATCAAATACCCCTGCGTGCCGCGGACCTTGAGTGTTTGGTACGCGATGTCACCCTGTGCGTCATGTCGTCCCAGGTTGTTCGGGTCGTACCAACGAAATACCGTGAGTGACCCTTCGAAATTTGAGGGACCGTAGACCACCGGTTTGGTTTCGTCGCACAAGGCCGCCAGGTCATCGACGGTTTCCGATCCTGAGGCGGAGAGTTTGAAGTCGGATTTCAAGACACGGCAGGAAAGGTCCACACCGGTATTGAGCTCAGCGAGTGTCGGTTTCGTTGGGTCTTTGAGCGTTGGGCAGTAGACGAGCCTGATCTTGCCGTCTGCGAGTGTTTTGGGGCCGAGGGTTGCGGCAGACATTTACTGATTCTCCTTCTTGTCGTTGGTGGCCTTCGCTGCGGCATGCTGTGAGGGCAGTACGGAAAAATGGTTCGGGAACAGTTCGAGGAAATGCTCAGGGCGCTCGAGAATGTTCCCAGTGGCTTGGTCTTTCATCCGGATGATTGCCATCTGGGCCCTCCGTTTCAGTTACTGGGTTTCGATAGTCCACATGAGTGGTAGATAGGGGCGTGAGGGGATCACGCTGGTGTCGGTGAGAATGTAGGCGTTTTCCTGTTGGAACGTGTCCGGCAGGATCACGCCGGTGCCAATGCGCCGGTTCGTGAGCAGTTCCCTGACGAGGTCCGCCAACTGGTACACACCAACCTCGTCGGCGGCGACGATCTGCGTTTGCACGGAGATTCGCACGGCGTCGACATCGGCCAGACCAGAAACAGCACGGGCGAACGGGTCGTCGCTAGAGGTTGTGACCCACAAACCGATGTACGGCTTGATGTGGGTGCCCCACGACGGCACTGTCTCCGGGACCGTGCCCGTGTAGATTGTGACGTTCGGGTGAATCCCGGTCAGGGCGTCGGTGATGCCTTGGCGTGTCTGCGCGGTGCTGATGGTCATCGCGCCACCACACCGGCGATACCGTGCAACGCCGACTTGAGGACCGGCAGCTCTTTCTCCAAGGCCGGGCGCATGTAGGGACGGGCGGCCATACGCGAGGTGCCTTGCTCGACGTAGGCGGCGTAGTTTGCTGTCGCCCCAACGCTGACCGATAGGCGACCAATTGGTACGACCGCGATCGACCCACGTAGGAACCCAGTTCGGACAGGTGCCCGGGTCTTCGCCTCGGTGACTATGTGAGCGGCCGAGGTCGTCAGGGCGGCCGATACTTGCGATTCGGCCTGTGAGGGTGCACGACCGACACGAGCGGCGAACGCGTCGAGTTCACTGGTGTCAGCTCGCATTCGTATCACCGTCCTGTTCATTCTGCGTCTGGTTATCGATACATACGAGGTCTCGTTCCCACACGTCGGAACCGGTCATCACCTGGATCACGTCGAAGCGGCGGCCTAACAGCATCGGGTCCCCGTCTTCGCGTATCTCGGTGACTTCAATCTGGTGGCCACGGGTGCCGGTTTTGAAGTGGACCGGCGTTTTCACCGGAACGGTGATCAGATATCGACGTTCGGTGACTTCTTGGCCTGCCAGGACGGTGGACCCTTCCCCGGCGGACTTCAATTCCTGCACGCGGCACGGAACGTTCCGGGCAGCGAGCATGTCCGAGCCTGGACCATCGAGACCCACAGGCGGACCGACGGCTCGGTCCCAGATACGGCAAACCGTCGTCATGGTGCCCGTAGCGACCGGCTGATGGTGCCCCGCCCAACCCGCCGGAATCACCCGGTTACTTCTCAGCGGCGCCATTCTGCGGCCTCCACACCGTGGACCGGAACGTTCGGAGTGAACGAGGCGTACGCGTCTGTGATCACGTCAGTTTTCGCGTCTACCGCGTCGGCTTCCGCTTCGAGGTCTTTCGCCTGGGCGCGCAGTTCAGCGGCGACGGCGGGCCCATCGGTCGAGAGGTCCTGGGTGGTGATCTTCTTGGAGATCAGCACCTCCGAGGCGGCGATCATGCGCAGTGCACGAGCCGCCGCACGTCGAACGTTCCCACTGGTCAGGGCGAGTAACCCCTGGACTTGGGATTCCTCCACTATGAAGGCCTCGGGGTTGACGTCGGCGATGAGGAGGCGAACCTGCCCGGCCGGTGTCCGATAGTCGATACGGTCACAACTCACGGGGACCACCTTTCACAATTGTGTTTTTGCGACCGGGCCCGACCTTGTTCCCGGTTCACAAGGTCGGACCTCGGTTCCCGGAGGCGCCGGGTTTACACCCCGGTGGAGGCGTACACGGCGTACGGCATGAGCGCGGCCGCACCAGTGACGTGACGGCCTCGGAACCAAATCGTGTCGTCCTCGAAGGAACCTTCCTCGGGGTTGACCAGCCCGCCGCCGACGGCGGTGCCCTGGTCGTTCTTCACGCGAATGTCCGGGTTCTCGTGACCCTGCAACTTGGCCTTAGCCAAGGCCGGGTTCGTCGAACCGGGAGCCGGGAGCAAGAACCACGTGGTGGCCGCATTCTTGCCCTTGTCGTACTTAGCCAGAGCACGAGGTGCCACGACGGTAACCATGCCACGGAAAGGGTTAAGCTCCAGGGTCTTGGTCTTGCCGTCGGTGACCTCGATATTCTGCGCGTTGACGATGCGGTTCGCCTGAAACTGCAACGCCGGGTGCACGACGAGAACCATCTTGGACACGTCGGCGAGTTCACCGTCGTACGCTTCACGGGTTGCCAGGGACTCGAGGGCGGCCTGCAAGTTCTCCGCGGTCAACGGTGCCTTAGTGGCCGCCGATGCGCCGGTGAACAGGGACCTGGACGGGCCCCCTTTGGGGTCGAGGAGCGCTCCGAATACCTTCTTGTCTTCGGTGCGGCGGGCCGCATTGGCCAACCGTTCGGGCAGGTGGTGGATTGCGTCCCAATCCTGGTTCAGGTTTAGCTCCCAGGAGTGAAGAACGGTAAGGCCAGTCTTGCCGACCTGGACCTCGTACTCCGTTTCGGCCAAGGGCTTGGACTTGTACTCTTCGCCCTGGGCGACGTCCTCGAAGTCGTCGATACCGAACAGGTCCACGAGCTTCTTGGGCTTGAAGTCCGAGACCGTGATCTCGTCGGCAATGCCTTTCCAGTCGGGGTCGATCTGCTGGAACCGGTCCAACAGTTCAACCTCGAGGCCCCGGCCCAATAGCTTCGGGAAGTCGGAGGTGGTGAATGCTTCCTGCAGGCGGGCGCGGGCAGCGAAGCCGCCGGTCATGCCTTGCTGGAAGGTGCGGACGGCCTCGACGACGTGGTCGAGGTTCGCAGGCTTGGCTTCTGCGATCTTTTCCAGATCGAGGAACGAATACGTCATTTTCTGGGTCTCCTTAGTTGCTCTGCTTGGCCTGGAGCTTGCCCAGGGGTGCGATTTCAGCGGTGCCTGCTGCGGCGGTTTCCACGACGGCGATACCGAACGGGGTTCCGATGCCGGTAGTGAGGGTGCCGTCGGTCTTGATGTTGACGAGCTGGCCTTCAGTGACGGCGCCGTCGACGGTGAGGTCGTAGGAACCGTCGAGCCACACGGTGACCTTCTCGCCCTTGGTGGCGGTGGTCTGCGCGACGCCTACGAACTGGCCGATCTGGACCGGTGCGCCGGACTCGATGTCTGCGGGTGCGGTCAGGGCGATGTGCTTGGCTTCGGTGTAACGCTGGTTCAGTGCCATTTTTGGGTCCTTACTTCGTGAGGCCGCGGATTTCGCGGATTCGGTCAATATCGGAGATGTATCCCGCTGCCTCTTGGGTGTTCTTGCTGTGCCCGAGGCCGCGAACTGTGCCGGTGGCGGGTTCGTATTCGGCTGCGGCTTCGATCGCTTCAGCCTTGAAAGTGTCCGGGTTGAAGTCCTGCCGGTTCACGGCGGATTCGATGAGGCGGGCGCGGCCCTTGGGGGCGTCCACTCCGGCGAAGGCTTCGGCGACGATCTGGGACGCTTCTGCCCACCGTGCCCGGGATTCGGCCGCGGCGATCGCATCGACAAGTTCCCGGTTCTGTTCGGCGAGACTGTTCACGGCTTCGATGACTTCACGGTTACCGTTCGTGCCTTGCAACGACTCGCTAATCTTTTGGGCGATGCGTTCAGCGCGAGCGGACTCATGAGCCGGAGTCTGGACGTTGACATGAGGGGTCTTGTCGGTTTTCTGCTCTGAGTCGGCGGGGGCCTTGAAAAGGTCCTCGGTCTTGACCTCGGTCGGCTCGCCCTTCGGGGTGAGTTTGTCACCGTCGAGGGTGTATTCGACGCGGTAGAACTTCTTGTCCTTCCAGTCTCGGTACACGAATTGGGCGTCGTCGTAGTCGACGAGTGCCTGGTCGGGGGTGAGGGTCGCTTCAATCTGTGTACGGGGGTCCATACTGTTTTCTCCTTGGTTGTTTCGTGCGGATTCCAGGAGCGCGACGAGTTTTCCACCGGCGCCGGCCTTGGTGACGACGTCGACGGACACGCCGTCGGCTAGGTGTTGGATGATCGGCCCGGTTTGTCCGTCTGCTTCGCCTTGTTCCACGACAGCAGAAGCACGAATGGACATGCCCACATCGGCCCACATCGCCTCAATAACTGGGGCAATGTGGGGGTAGAACTCGATGTCGGCGTAGAGACCGTTGTTCTCATATGTGGGTGTGGTGACGATCTTCCCGGCGAGGTCACGCACCGACCGTTCAGGCCGGTCGTAGGACTCGTTCGCACCCGGGTGGTCAAGGAACACTTGAGTACCGGCGGGCCACACGGTCGGGCCGTCCCGTTCGAGGACCGCGGCCGGGTAGTACCCGGAGGAACCCCAGATGTCACCGACGATCAGGCACGCCCGGTAGCGGTGCGCGCCGATGGGTTCGGCGGTGAGGGCGGATGACTCACGAATAACGAACAAGCGTTCACCCTCCTTTCCGTAGTTTGAGGCTCTTGATCGATGTGGGGACGTAGGAGTCCCGCCACCCGTCGGTCTTTCGGCGGGTGATCAGGTCATCGAAGGTGACTTGTTTGGTGCGCAGTAGTTCGGCGCGAGTGGCGCCGAGGATCGCGTCTTGGGTTTCGCGGGACTGGTTGTCGAACCATTCGGGACCGGTGAGGATCGGGGCTGGTTCTTTCATGCCGGGGATACCCAGTTCGGCCCATGTTTTGGTTTTGGGGGCGCGGGTGCACCGGCAGTTCTGGTGTCCGAGCGGGCCGGGTTCACTGACCGGATGATCCGAACCGTGCAACCCGACACAAGCAGCGCAGGAGCGCCGGTCTAGGGCACATATCCAGGTCCACCCATCCAACACGTCCTGGTTCTTCTTCTCCCACTCCTGTGCGGCCTCGCGGGTCGCGTCGAGCATTTCGGTGCGGGCGATCATCGTCGCCCTCGGCAACCCACCGTTGAACGCTTGACCGGTCTTGCGGACCAGCCTGGCGGCCACCGGTTGCGGGTTCTCCCCTATCGCGATGCCGTGGACCAGTTGTCGCCGCATTTCCGCTTCAACTTCGACCGGTAACCGTAAATGCGACGCCGTGATCTCCTCGGTCGCACGCGCCACGATCTTGTCGAGCTGGCCGGTGGTCACGGCGTCAAACTCGATCCCCGATTCGGGGACCTGCGCGATGGTCATAGCCTGATGGGCGGTGACCGTCACCGTAGCGGCTTGTGGGAGTGTGGCGGCGAGGTTCTGGTCGTACTGATCGAGAAGTTCGACCATGCTGGTCCGGGCGTGATCAATCGCGGCGGCGAGTTTCTTCGACTTAGCCATCTGCCGGGCCGAGACACGACCGGTTTTCGATGCCGTCATGACGGACAGGACAGCGTCCAAGAACTCCGGTTCCAGGTCCGTCCAGGTTTGGGCCCAGGCCCCGATAAGCGCCGCGTCGTGCGGGTCCAACATCCGGGCCTGGGAGTCTTTCAGTTGCGCCGCAATCGCGGCCACCTCGGGGGTCACAGTCATTGTGCGGCCCCCTGGTGGTATGCCTGGATCAGCGCGTCACCGGTGGAAGCATCCGGGGGAATGAAGTTTCCGTTGTCATCGGTCATGTCGTCGATGACCTCGTCCACGTCGCGCACTTTCAACGCACGCAGCAGCAGGCGAGCGGTGACCTCGGGCGGAATCTTCCCGGTGGAGTCGGCGGCGGTAATCGCGTCGATTGCGTCCTTCTCGCCGAGCTTGTCCAAGCGGGGCCACTCGAAAACGAGCGTCCTTTCTGTGTCCCCGGCCAGGTTCACGGTTTGACGGTTCCCGTCTTGGGAGACGGTGCCTTTCAACGGGCCTTGAGGTGCCAGCACGGCGGAGTCAATAACGTGGTTGAGGATCGCCCGGTGAGCTTCGGTCCACAGTTCACGGCGGGACTCGAACTCCAACCGCATCGGCTGGTCCAACGTCTCCGCCACGGCACGGGCCCCGGTGGTTCCGGGGTCGCCCATGAGCAGGGTGACGGGGATGCCGAGGCCAGCGGCGACCATGACAGCTAACGGCTTACCCGAATCCGCGTCGATGCTCGCCCCAGACTTCGGGACGGCCTCAATGTCAGCGTTTGCGGCGGCGATAGCGCCACCGGCGACCGGGGCGGCCATAGCGTCTTGCATGGCTTTACGTGCGGCCATGGTGGCATGGCGGTCTTTACCGGAGATGCGAAAGCTGATTCGCGCCAACGCCGACATGAGTTTCGCCCAGTCATCCAGATACGCCCCGTAGGTGCGTACCCACGGGATGGAGGCGTAAGCGTCACCGATACCCCACGCCCAACCGTCGAGGCCGTTGTCTTTGACGTGGTAGACCGGGGTGTCCCACATGACCTCGACGTCGTCGATCGTGCGATTACGAACCACAGGGCGGTACCCTAGGGCCGGGTAATACGCTTTCCGCTCGGTAGTCGCGGTGCGTCCCGCTTGGATACTGGTTTCGGTCCAGGTCCGGTAGTAGAACCACGGCTCGGTGGAGTCCTGCGGGTTGGTGCGAATGTTCGTGACTTCGTCGAACGGGATCGTTCGCACCTGCACACGGCCCGTACGGGCATCGGTGAACAGGGCGAGTAGCTTGTTCCCGTCTGTACCGATCGCGGTCTCCGCGTCCAACCTGGCTTGGTGACCGGTGAACGCGCGCCGGTTGCCCGGGTCATCCAAGAACTCTTGAACGACCGTGTTCACGTCTTGCGTACCGTTGTCGCCGGTCGCTTTCGCCGTGATCCCAAGCCCTTGCCCCCACACGAACGAGGCACGCACGGCAAGGCCGCGCTTGATCAGGGGGTTAGCGATCGCCAGGACACGGCAAAGCTCGGCGTTACGGCCCACACCTTCACGGGTGAACTCGCGGGAGGTCTGCTCGATTAGCCTCGTCCAGCCGGCGTCTTCTTTCGCCAGTTGCAGGTCCGCGATGGACTCTTGTACGAGCTCTAACTGGTTGAGCAGCTGTCCGCGTTCGCCGGGCTTGTATCCGTAGCGGGTTTCAACAAGGTTAGTGGCGGTCTCCCGGAGGGTGTCGAGTAGTCCCATGTGGTGCCCGCCTTCCTTGGCTAGTAGGTGCCTGTCAGCCACCCGGTGTCGTGTTCCCATTCCTCGGCGTCGTAGATCGTTTCGCCTTCGGGGAGCTGATGGTTCAAAAGTTGGTTCACGGCTTGAGTCATCGCGTCGACGGTGTCGTCGTGGGAGGACGCGGGGAATGACTTGGCTTCTTCGACGAGTTCGTCCACGTTCGGCAATAACCCGACTTCGGGAAGGATGATGTCGCCGGAGAACGCGTATGGGGATACGGCGTTAGCTCGGGCGATCTTGGACCCTTCTGGTTCGATGGGGATCAGGCCGGATAGTTGCCCTTTGAGGGCGTTCATCACGGCGGGGCCGTTGGCCTTGTCCTCGACGTATTTCGCGACGGCTTGCGGCCATTTCGCGGATATCGCCCGTATGGCGTTGAGGGTTTCGTTGAAGTTCAGGCGGTCGCGGATCATGTCCAGTAGGTACGTTTGCGAACCGACTCGTAACCAGACTTGCCCGACGACGTAGTCACTTGCGTCGGTTGCTTTGAACGTGAGGTCCCACGACTGGATCAGTTCGTGGTCGGGCCTGCCGATGCCGGGTACGGTTCGGGTACCGTCCGGGTTCTTCGTCCACATGGGCACGGTGTACCGCTGCCAGGTGGGCGGGAAGATTCCGCCTTCATCTGGGGAGGGTGTGCCCTGGTAGAGGGACGCCCACGTTTTCGGACCGGAAGCGCGTTTACGGTATTCCCACTGTTTGACGGTGCGGCCACGAGCTGAGGTCATGAACTCGCCGGGCTCACGGTCCAGCGGGTCCCGTTCGCCTTGCTCGGGCCGGTGATCGGCCTGGGCAGGGATGCGCAGGAACTCCCACGAATCCCGGTCGGTTTTCATGAGCCGCCCGGCGAGGTCGTCCTCGTGCCACCGGGTGAGAATCAGAATGACCGGTGCACCGGGTGCGAGGCGGGTTAGAGCGGTGTCGGTCCACCAGTCCCACGCCTTCTCGCGAATCGTTGCCGAATCAGCTTGTTCACGATTCTTCACCGGGTCGTCAATGATCAGCATGTCCACGGGGCGACCGGTCATCGCACCCCCGATACCGGCGGTGAAGATGCCGCCGTCGTGCCCGTTGAGCTGCCACTCGTGTTGAGCGGACAGGTCATCACGCACGGTCAGGCCAAGTACTGCGGAGTGTTGGCTGATGTCGTCACGGACGACGCGGCCCCACCGGCGGGCGATGTTCGCCTCATAGGACGCGATCGCGATACGAAGGTCCGGGTTCTGTTGCAACGCCCACAACGGGAAACGGCGGGACGCCCGCTGGCTTTTCCCTTCCTGCGGCGGCATGGAAATAATTAGCCGCGAGTCCGGGGTTTTGAACGCCCTCACGAGCGCGTCGTCGATCAGGTCCAACGCCGGTGTTTGCACCGTGCGAGGGTCGAGTTCCACGGCCATGGTTCCGGGGGTGTCCCACTTGGGGGCGTGCGGCTCGAAGTAGGAGGACAGCGCATCAAAAAACTCGCGACCGCTCCTCAATGCCAAAGTAAAACTCCAATCCAATGAGGCACATTAGTTAGAATTTTATAATCACAATTTGATCAAGATTCATCAGCTTTAGTTGTTTCCGCTTGTACTGATGAGTATCTTGGTTAGTACCCATTGATCCGCATCATACAAAGGAGTACGACGCATCATGAAGAGTTGGTCAAGACTATCCACATACCTTGGTGTTACATTGCTCGGACTCACACTCATAGCACCCTCGGCAAGCGCCAATGAACTCCCAGTCGTTGACAGGAACTCATTAGAGTTCAAGAACTTCGTTCAAGCGTCAAAGGATGCCGGAGCAACTGATGCCGAGATTGAGCAGACCGTGGAAACCATGACTTCCGGGCCCAATCTTGAACCCTCAGAGGGCGTGACCACGTATGCCGGAAAGGCTCAGCCGAACGGCTGCTCTGACCCAGTCCCTCACCTCGACGATGCCGTCAAATACCAATTTGATGGACCGTGCAATCTGCACGATATTTGCTATTCCGCCGAGGAAAACAATGGGCGCCCACGCGTCGATTGCGACAACGAGTTCAAAAAGAATATGGAAAAGGTGTGCAACACTAACAACCCGGGCCAGAACCCTAACGTTCCATCAGGACTTCACGCCTGCCTCACCAATGCGCGAGCCTATTATTTCTTCGTACGCACTTTCGGCAAGGACCACTTCAAAGGAAGCGGTGATCCTAGCTAATGAACAGTTCCGGTAGCACAAGTAAACAGCTTACCGTCGTTTTTGGGACCCTATCGGCAGTGCTTTGGATAGTTGTTGTTGTCTCGTCGATACTGGCCAAGCTTGACGTTGACTGGTGGATGGCCCCCGCGGGAGCGGCAGTTCTAACTGCCCCCTTCGCAGCCGCCTTCACTTTGTTCACGATAGTTACATGGATCATCTACCTCAATAGAAGATAGTTGTCGTACCCAATTTCCATCGTCATCGAAACCCCCGCCGAGAATGGAAATAACCGGCGGGGGTCCCGAGATTCACTCATGCACCTTGATCACAGGAATCCCAAGGTATGCATGAATATTACCACACTCATGCGGCATTGCACCCCGCATAACGGGTAGCGTGCTCAGCGCGCTCGACCGCGTCTTCGAGGGACCATCGCTGCGAGGGCCTCCCCCGGCGCCCCGTCCGAACAGGCCCGCCTGCCGCGGGAGTGAGTTTGCCCCGGTCGGCCCACGAGGCCACCGTCCGCGACTTCACATGGAACCCCAGTAGTCTTAGAGCATCGACCAGTTCTCGCACGGGCAGATACGCTCCGGCCATCTCATCAAGGACTCGTTCGCGTCGAACTTCCAGAGCTGCGGCCACGTCGTGCGTCTCACCGCAGAACCGGCACCGAACAACCTCCTGCCCCTTAGGGACAACCAGACCGGCCCCGCACGTGCATGCCCCAAGTTCTACACGCTCGGCAGGACGGTCGATCTTCGTTTGCACGCGACGCAGGAACTCGTCCAGGTCTGCATGCCACCCGGTGACCGAGGGGTCACGCAACAGAGCAGGCATGTTGCCGAGTATCCTGCGGACACGCTGCACCACCGTGGCTGTATTCAGAGCCCGCCCGCAGGCCGTTTTCTCAAGCCCCACCAGTGCCGCGTTGACATTGTCTCGGAGCTCAGACGCGTAGACGTCGAACCCGACCGAGGAACCGGACGCCGTACCCGGCGAGCACGCCTTCACGGCCTGCCGGGTCACCTCCACTTCCAGGTCCTCAATCATCGATGGCGCACGCCTAAGGTTCCGCACGAGCGCGCTCTCGCAGGTACGACATAGATACCGGCCCGCCCCATCGATCGGCGCCCCGCACCAGCAGGAAACGTTCACACATCCCCCTCAACGACGGTCAGTTCTTTCAACCCGGAGGACAGTTCAGTCTTCGCTTTCATCAACGCCGGACCAGTCAATCCGGAACCAATAAGGACACGCATTACCAGGGCCGCGACGGCTTGCGCCTGATCCTGCACGATCTTGATCTTTTTACCCTCAATGTCGTGCTTGAGGAGCGCGTCCAAAACTTTCATGGTTCGGTCAAGCGCGGAATTATACAACTCGAGGACCCCGCGAATCTTTTCGTCCCCGAAGTTGTTGGATATTTCGATCTGTCCTTGGAGGTTGTTGACCATCGACCCGAGGGCGTCTTTGTTCGCCATGATCTCGACTGCGAGTCTTTCGAGGGCGTCCAATGGGTCTTTAATGCCGTTTTCGGCTTTATAGGCGAGGTCGTGCATGAGTCGGGCGGCGTGTGCTTTCGCCTGGTATTGGGCGAATACACGTTCACCCTTGGCACGGTTCTGTGGGGCCGCGCCGCCGTGCTGGTAGCAGACCTGCTGGCCGCGCATGGCGGGGCGTGTGCATCGTTTTTCGGTGGATTTGGATTTGGCTTTGCATTGGACCCGCCAGTGCCGGGTTTCGCGGGAGGATTGTACGTCTCGGGGTGGCCGCCCGCGTTTGCCTTTGGGATGGGTTTCCTGGGTCACTCTTCTATGCCTTCTTTCCGGTGAGCTCTTTCAGGATGGTGCCGTCAAGGTAGTGCTGAGGTTTCCAGATGGCGGCGTTTTGTCCCGCATTGGTGAGCGCATCAAGCCATTCATGCTGCTGGGGTGTAACCCGGCCACCATTTGCTCGTTTGAGCTCACGGAACATGAGCCCATGGTCGGCGTGGACAAGAACCAGGTCCGGGAACCCTGGAACCGAGCGCCGCGAATCGTGCGTGTGATAGCAGCGCCAACCAAGACGACGAGCCAGATCGATAACGAGGCTCTGAAACTGTGCTTCGGTCCACTGAGCGGCTTGGGATTGGCGGGCATCAGAAGCCGAGACAAACTGACGGCCACTATTCATTCGCGACACTTCGCGTACATTCACACCGTTTACACCCCCTCCCCAGGATTACCCCCTCACTGAGATTCCGTTGAGGCCTTAGATCCACTGAGATCACCTCAAAATATTACCCTTATCATAGGGTGTTTCACCCGTACAACCAGGCATTCCGCTCGTGAACCACCCTCATCACAATCGCACAAGCGGCAGTTCAATCATCAGGCTCGGAAGCATCGTCCATAATCCGGCCATGAAAAAACCCTCCAGGAATCATCCTGAAGGGCTTCTCCACCACTTAGAAACTAGAACTTGATAGACATCGCCTCATCCATCAAGTGCCTTGACATACCAGTGAAATAGTTCTGGTGAGTGACTTTGACCGTCTCCAGCGAGTCTGATCCGACGAGAACGATGTCGATGGCCGGGTCCGCGGAGTGCTCGGCCTCCATCTGCGAGTACGCCGCGACAGCCTTGTCGCCGTCCTCGCCGAACTCGCGCATGTCTATGAGCTTGTCTTTCCGGTGGTCAAAGACCAAGAGAAAATGCTTGATCTCACTCATGGTTACTCCTTAAAAGAGAGGTAGCTGATCGCGCTCCAACAACACGGCTTCCACCTCGGGTAGTAGCTCACTGTACCTGGCTCGCAGCTCCGGCTCTACGGCTTGACCCACTTCATGGCGCCCGAATATATCCGAGGCGACAGCCAAGAAGCGTTGCACGACATGATCCCCATCTTGCTTGAAGTTTACCCCAAGCTCTTTGGAGAATCCCTCAGCTGTTTCCGCCCATTGATGCATAACTCGGCTACGCAATTGAACCTCAACAGGCAACGACTCATTACGATTCACCACCAGATGCACGGCCCTATACCCGGAATATCTCGGATCACTGACGTAGTCCCGCTCCCTCACAAGGTAGTTCTTCGGGTCGTCTCGAATCAGAGCTTCCAGCCGACGCACGGTCGCTATATCTTCTACCACCACCCTGCACCCTCCAATATCGTGAAGCCGAGCAAGATCGAGCGTCGTTTCACGTTCAGTGAGCTTCTCTAAGATGGTCGGGACCTTCTTCAACCTCTGGCTGACCTGCCCGTCGATCTCCTGCTTTTCAAGCAAGCGCCTCAAGTACATGTTGACCGTCACGGTCGGCATGGCGAAGCACGCCCGGTATTCGCGGAGTGTATCCAACGCCTTGGCGTACTCCCCCTGGGTAATCTCGCCCCTGAAGTATTTTCGGATGCGTGACCCAGCTTTGCTCACAGATGACTTGCTTGGCATGTCGGACATAGGAGCATCATATGCTCTGCATTCCGACTCACGACTTTTGGCCTGACGTGCTGTGCATGCTCTCAGGTGTGGAGTATTTGCCTATGGCCGTGAGGTTGGCCTGCGTTCCTTTGTTTGCATGGTTGTTTCGGTGTCCGGTGTTTTTGGACTTATGAGCGGACTCGTCAGAGGGGACGCGCTGTCCTCGACGGCTGCTTACTTTTTGGGGTCTTGGCTAAGTCCCAGGAGTCGTAGGATTCTTTGCCCAAACCGGCTGCGGGTCTTGGCGGGTGTTGTTGGTGCGGGGCTCGGGTTAGTTGTGCTGTCCAGGCAGGTTGTTTTGGATTCTGCTGATGGGTGGGGCCCCGATTGCGGAGTGGTGCCTGTGATGATTGTAGAAGTGCAGCCAGCCTGGTAGCGCCATGCGACGCTCGGCTTCTGATCCGTAGAACCGGGCGTAGGCCCAGCCGTCGGCGAGGGTGCGGTGGAAGCGTTCGATCTTCCCGTTGGTCTGCGGCCGGTAAGGGCGGGTCTTCTTCGCCGTGATCCCGAGTTCTGCGCAGGCATCGCGCCAGGCGTGGGACTTGTAGGCGGAGCCGTTGTCCGAGAGGACACGCTCGACGGGGACACCCCGGGCGGCGAACCATGAGACAGCACGACGCAGGACGCCGATCGCCGTCTGCGCTTTCTCGTCAGAGCAGATCTCGGCGTAAGCAACACGGGAGTGGTCGTCGATGACGGTGTGGACGAACGCGGTGCCCAACCGGGGCTCATAGCGGTGGTTCCTGCTTTGCAGACGGGTCGCGGTGGCCTCCCGGTTGCGTTCGCCCTGGACGCGGCCGACGAACCGCCATCCGCCGCCGTCGGGGATGTTGCCGAACTTCGTGACGTCGACATGGATCAGCGAGCCGGGATGGTCGTGCTCGTATCGTCGGATGGGTTCTCCCGTGACCCGATCGATATGGCTGAGCCTGTTGATTCGACATCGCACGAGCACTGCGTGGATGGTCGAGGCGGGCAGTCCGAGTTCACCGGCGATCTGGGCCGGGCCGAGACGGCCCCGCCACCGCCGCTTCACGATCCGCTTGACCACGGGCAGTGGCGTCTTCGTCGGCATCGATCGCGGCCGACTCGAACGATCGGTCATCCCGGCGGGGCCCTCCAGCCTCAGCCGAGCCGCCCATTTTCGGGCCGTGACGGGAGAGACCATGAACATCTTCGCCGCGACCTGCGGCGACCAGCCGTCCTCGACGATCAGGCGCGCCAGGCGGAGTCGAGCGCGCGGGGTCAGGGCAGCGTTAGCGTGGGACAC